GAGTAGTGCCGACAGCAAGATTAAGACCACCGGCAACTTTAACTTCAATAGAGTTAATTGCGGCCGTACTTCGCCACATAGAAGTTACAGCGAAAACGTTGTTTGCACTATTGTTCATTCTAGATAAAAGAGTTTTATAAGTTGTTGTATTTGCGTAATTCATTATATTAACTATTGCAGAAAATTGCGTTGTATAAGCATTTCCAATCCAAGCCTGATAACTAGCATTATTTGATAAACGACTAGAATAGGCTGAAGTGCCATCTCCATATAAAGAAGTTGCACTGTAAACATTTGTCGTATCACCATTAAAAACTAATTGCATTGTTGCGCCAGAAGATAATGTCCCTGATATTACTAATTGTAAATCAGTATAAGTAGAAGGAACACTACTAAAAGTGTAACTATTTACGGCAGTAGCAATTGTATGAGTTGCTATCGGAGTATAAGTAGAAAGTGCAGCCATTTAGTTCACCCCGTAGATTGATATGTTTGTGCCTGCATAATAAGTGGTGCCTGGATTGCCAAATTGAATACTTGTTATTGCGCTAGTATAAGGCCATAGTGCACTACCGGGAAATATTAACCCAGTTCCATTGGCATCATAGCCAGAGATTCCCCTAGAAACTTTATTTTTGTTTGTATCTCTATAGTCTAATATGTCAATTATAGCACTGCCTGGAGCGGTTGCACCAGCGCCACCTGCGGTCCAAGGTTGAAACGGTATGGCGTAAGTATAAGCGGTAGCGGTACTACCATCTCCTGCAATACCGTGCGATCTATAATTAGCATTGGTTGTATCACCATTAAAATACATATACATTCCAGAACCTTGTTGACTGGTTAAAGTCAACATCCTTATCTGTAAATGTGAATAAGTTTGTGGAATGTTTGCAAGAGTCATAGTACCTACTACGTTACCACTAGGCACTGTGTAAGAAGCAATAGGAAAATAAGAGTTGGTTGGAGCAAGATTAGCAGCATAGGCAAACTGCCCATAACCACCACTAGATAATCCACCTTTAGACGATATGATTGGCACAGATTCCCCTTACGCAAATTTAGTTTGTGATGCTAATATTAAATATGTTGGTGTTGATGCTGTTTTAATAATTGTATAAACATAAACATCAGTAGAAGAAGTATTACCAGCAGTAGGTGCTGTACCACCTTGCCACTTAGGGGTTACTGAAGTTCCATCAATAGTATGAGCAGATGGATAGTAAGCAGTGCTGCCTTGTGTTACAACGTGTGCAATAGTTATTGAATCACCAACAGCCAAAATAGAAGAAAGTGTGGTTCCACTAGAACCACGAACATTAAGTGTCCAGTTACCAGAAGCATTAGATGTGTAATACAAAGTACCCTGAGTTATTGCATCAAAATGAACTGTTCCAGTAGCGGCAGTAGCAGATACAGTTGTGCGTTCTTGTGGAGATGCAAAAATACCTGTATTAATAACTGGGCTAGTTAAAGTCTTATTTGTAATAGTATCTGTTGAAGAAGTAGTAACAACATTTACACCCTCAACGGCAACAACACCTGCTGAAACTCTTGAAATTGTTGTGTCGGTAGCATGACCTAACTCAACAGTGCCTACGCCCAAAGCGGTTGAAGTTGAAGCAACCAAACCAGCGATAGGTAAGCCTGTTGTATTTGTAAGAGTTCCTGATGCTGGAGTTCCAAGTGCGCCACCCGAAACCAGTACAGCATTACCTTCAATAGAGACAACACCACTAGAGGCTCTAGCAATAGTTGTATCAGTTGCGTGACCTAGTTCAATGCTTCCAACACCTAAAGCGGCAGAAGTTGATGCGGTAATCCCGCTAACTGGTAAACCAGTTGTGTTAGTAAGAGTTCCTGATGCTGGAGTTCCAAGAGCGGGAGTTGTAAGTGTTGGGCTAGTTAAAGTCTTATTTGTAAGGGTTTCTATACCAGTCTTAGAGGCATAAGAAGTGGGATCTATTGGGGATAGTGGTGGGTATAGATTGTTTGACATTAAGACTCCTTGAAATAATTTTATAATATAAAAAGACACCTTTATGTGTTAGTTTTATTATATCATACATTTAAATTTGACTCAACCTCGAAATCCATGATATACTAGTGAGTAACACCATAATTTATGGTGTTTTTGTTTCTAAGGAGGAACAGTCATGACAACTAATAAGATAGTGATTGGAATACTCGCAGCAGTAACTGGAATTGCTTTGTTCTCTAATTCTAGTGCTAATGCTGAAAATAACTTGAGTAGTACCGTGTCAAAAAGTGAAACCCAAACCGCTGAGGCGGTTTTTTCAGTTTCTAAGGAAGAAAATAATAAAACTAAGAAAAAATATAAATATGGAACCCCTCTTGAAAAAGATGAACTAATTAAAATATTAAAGTCTGTAGGGTTTGAAGGCTATTCCCTTAAAGTTGCTTGGGCAACGGTTATGAAAGAATCTATGGGTACTCCTAATTCTTGGAATCCAAATAGAAACACTGGAGACAACTCTTATGGATTATTTCAAATCAATATGTTAGGATCAATGGGTCAAGATCGACGGGATAAGTTTAACCTAAAGTCTAACGAAGACTTATTTGATCCAGTTAGAAATGCAGAAATCGCTTACCATATGAGTGATGGTGGTAAAGACTGGTCTGCTTGGAAGGGTATTACTTGGAAGACTAAAGAGTGGTTAGCAAGGTATCCTGATTAATAAGTAATATATTTTTTTACTTAGATTTTCCTTTAATCCACCAATGCATTTTTCGTCTTTCTCCATACGGATGCGTATGTTTTTCTGCAGGCATTCCCATAGGAATCATTTGAGGTATCTTAACAAAATTATCCTCTGTAATTCTTACATTCTTTAAATGTGTTGATGTTGCTTTAGTATTAATTGCAATGTTGAATCCTAGATCCCTTGCCTTTTTGCAAAAATAAATATCTTCGCTTATCCAGCAATAATATGGATATCCCCAATACTCATCTTGAAACCATTGAGGCATTTTATCAAGATTATTTTCTTGTATTGCCTTATATACAGATTTATGAACAAGCAAAAATCCTGCGCCAACAGAATGTAAATCATCAATAACTTCTTTATCCCAATCAGAAATCCAAAACCCTGCATCTGGATACTCTGGATTTTTATACTGTCCAGATAAATATAATCTATCATTCATTGGTAAAAAATATGAGCCAGAAACGATTGGCCTATTATCTTTGTCTGCACTCTGTATTAATGTATCAAAACTTTCTAGGGTTACCAGAACATCACAGTCCATTAATAAAAGCCAGTCTGCTCCTGTTTTTAAAAAGTTTTCAACACAAGTGTTTTTATTATTAGAAAGATAGTGGCCACTTGCAATAACAACATCTTCAATTTTATCTCTTCGATGAAGTAATAGTTGCATCATAAATGCAACAAACCCAGTATAAGCAGAACCAGTATCTGGCCATCCAATAACTATTTTTTCATTTTTATTCATAAATACTCCTTGTTTACTCTGCTATTTTTTTTATAAAATCTATCGTTACTTCTTGTTACTTTTCCTAAATATTGTGCAGGTTCAACTAGTGCTGGATTAAATACTGAAATCCATTTTTTTCTTTTAAATGGAATTATTTGAGCAAATGGAGTTCCTTTAGGTATAACTCCTTCAAAATCTTCTCTAATAAAAAATGGAATATTTCCACCAGTAAAATATTTATCACTATCTACAACTGCAGACATTGTTGTAAATGGTAAATCAAATCTATTTAAAGGGTGTGTGACTAAAGTGCTATATCCTCTTGGTGTTTTCCATCCCCATTGAGGCAACCAAATTAAATGATTGTTTAAATGCCCTGCAGGTCTTGGGATTGTATGACCAGAAAGACCTTTTCTTTCTAAAATTTGATTTTGCTGCACACCTTGACTATTTTCCCAATAAATATCAATCTTTTTGTTTTCATTTTTTTTAACATTAATGTCAACCCATGTTAATAAAACATATCCTGACATAAGTGCATCTAAAAATGGTAAACATCTTTTTAAACCTGGAAGAATTTCTCCATTATCAGAATCATA